CCTGAATAATCTGATTCAAAGCTAAATGTTTTATCATCAAATCTTTGTGTAGTTCCAGTTACAACAATTTCTCCTACTCGTTTTCCTAATTTAGTTGAAAATGCTTGGTTGAAAAAATCAGTTGGATCTTGATAAAATGAACTTCCGGAAACATATACAGCTAATTTTGCAGGTGTTGCACTAACCGTTGTTCCTATAGCATCTAATGATACTTTATATGAAGAACTTGCTAAAAATATACCTGCATAACTAGATTTAATTTGTGCTACTAAAACTTGATCAGTGTTTTCTAAATTTAATGATCCTGATGAAATTTGCATTCCATTTTCTATAGATGCAGTAGTCCAAGTTAATGTTGCAGGAGCTAATGTTTGTATACCGTTATATGATTTGCCTTCCCAATATGTATTAATAATACTTTGAGTGGTAAAAACGCCAATTGATTTGTCCGGATATAATGATGAAGTACTAGGGACAAATATTTCCGTTTCTTCTAATTCTATATCATTAATTAATTCCCATGTACCAACTGTACCATTATTATTAGTAAATACTTTAACACGAGAAACATCTCCTGTTGCAGGTTCTAAACCTCGTATTTGAATAAACGCAAATGATTGAGAATTTTCTGTTTCAACATAAGTAGGTGTTGCTTCATATGCCAATGAATATGTTGATGCGTCAAAAGCATTATAAGTATGTACTGATATACTCTGGCTACTAAGTGCCGTATATTCTCGATCTAATAAAGCCGTAGTTGGGTTTAGTATCTTTTTAATAGTAGACACATACGGCGTTGTAGATACAGCGTAATTAGGTGTAGGCGTAGGATTAACTGGTGTTGCTACAGTAATTGTTCCCGTAGACATATCACTTGTAAATGTTCCACTGGTTAATTCTACTGCTGGCTGATTGTTATATGAAAAATATCTAACAGTACCTGTAGAATATGTTGGGAATTGAATACTTCCGGAATATATTCTATTTAATTGTACACCTATGATTTCATCTACAGTAACTCCAGGAGCTTGTTCAAAAATAATTTCTGATACATTTGATACATTTGGATTAACCGGAACAGATCTTGTCCATTTTATGTTTGCACGTCCTTGCCATTCTTGCGGTGCAGGAACTCCATTAATTGTAGCAGCCTCTGCTAATAATGTTACGGTACAATCACCTGGAGATGTATCTTCATAAATATAAATTGCAATGACACGACTTTTATCTTCATCGATATAATCAACAACTTGCGTGTAAATTGGATTGCCATTATAATCTAAAACTTCAATGTTTAAAGAACCGCCTACTTTTAAATTTGTAGGATGTCCTCGAAGTTTAAATAAATTTTTACCTGCAGTTAATCGAGTTGGAAAATCGGATATTTGAAAATAATCCGGCGACGTAGCCGATGTATCATTAAAATAAACATCAATAAACTCTAAACCTTTATAAACAGCTTCTTTGCGTTTCATACGTCACGTTACATTCTTTTATATAAATATTTACACGTGATGAATCTGGCTAAATCCGTTTGTCTTGTTTACTTCAATTAAATTATCAACCATATCTCGCATAGAATCAACGTGTGAAATAATGATTGAGAAATCAAATTTAGTTCTAAAATAATCAAATAAGTTAACTACTGCAGAAATATGTTCTGAGTCTAATGAACCCCATCCTTCATCGATTGCAATGAAATTTGGACGAGGTAAAGCAGATACATTGATAAGTGCAATTCTAATAGCCAATGACGAAATAAATCGTTCCATTCCAGATGTTAATTCTAATGGCCAATAATTATCTTCATCATATATAATATATCCATTAATATTTTTACCGTCAGTATTTAACACCATGTTAAACTCAACAATTTGATTGAGAACATTGTTTATTTCAGATTCAATTTTAGGTAGAGCTTTACCAACCAACTCATATGGAATACCATTGCGTTGAACTGCTGCTAAATAATATTCATATGCTTTATATTCAGTTTCTAGTTGTTGATATGCTTCTAAATTTTTAAGTGCAGTGCTTCGATTTGTTTTTGCAACTTCAATAGCACCGAATAGAGCTTTAATTTGCGATTGAATAGATTTTATAGCTTCAGTATGTATTTCTATATCATCTTTGCATGATCCAATCTTAACATCAACACGTCGATTATGTTTGATTGCAGTTTCATTTTTTGTAAATGATTCCTGTCGCTCTAATATCGTTTCTAATTCAGATTCTCGGGTTTGTAATTCTGATTCTAATAATTGAAGCTGAAGTTCTTTGCGTTCAATATTAGTTGTAGTTGTACGAATAGTTTGTGAATAATGTGTTAATTCATCATATTGTACTTGATATATAGATACTGTTTCAATATTTGTTTGTAATTTATTAAAACGAAATTGCAATTCTGTTAATATTGCTCGATCTTGATCAATTGTATCTTGGGCTTCGATTGCATCTTGTACAAAAATGTTAGATGTACAGTATTTGCAGTTCCATATTCATGAGCATCGAGATGTTCAATTTTTTGTTGCTTTGCATCAATTACTCCTTGTTGCTCTTTTATTTGTAAACTAAGTGTTTCTTTTTCTTGTAATAGTTTTTTATGTACTTCAATATTTTCTTGTATTTCTTGCAGATTATATTGAGATTGTACAATAGACTTTTGCTCTGCATTTTGTTGTTTCATTTCAACAATTCGTTGTTCTGCAGTTTCAATATCTGATTGCAGTGTTTCTATTTTTTCAGTTAATACATTTTCTTGCGTTGTTAAAATGTCAATATCTGGTCCTTCATATGTTGTAGGTAATTTTGATTCAATAAGCTCAACGATGCGATTTTGCAAATCGTTTCTATCTTCTTGAGCTTTATCTTCTTGTTGTTCTAAAGATTGAATTGTATCTTGATTTGCAGAAATAATTTCATCTGCTTGCAACATAATTTCTGCAAAATCTGTTTTCTTATATTCTTTTAATCGACCAGCAGTCTCTTTAATTTCATCTGCCGCAAGTTGGTATAATTGTTCAAATACCGTAATGTCTAAAAATTGTGATAAAAGATCTTTACGTTCTTTTTGCGATTTTTCAATAAAGTTATTGTTGTCAGCTTGCAATGAAAATGCCGTTAAAATAAAGTCATCATATGTGCCTAAGAAGCGACGAATATTTTTATTTGTTTCACTGCGTTCTTCTCCGTTTAAATTTTCTGATTCAGTATAAAAATCTACATCTACTTTAACGTGAGTTTCTTTCTTTTTATTTTGAGTACCTCTACGTTCAATGGTATATACAATGCCATTCATTTCAAAACGAAATACACCACGAAACCAATCTTTTTTATTGTTTAATACTTCATTTGCTTTGCCTGTTTTACTACATTTATCAAATATAGTATATGTAATTGCATCAAGCAAAGAAGATTTACCAGATGTATTTGCAGCAAATAAACCACAAACATCTTGTAGATTTTCAAAATTTAAAATATTGCCTTCGCCATAACTAAACATGTTATCGAATTCAAAAGATATCGGATGCCATGTTGTGTGACGTACTGACTCAACTGCTGGTAATTTAGAATTAATTGTACGGTTAATATGTCTAATTGCATCTTGTTCTTGTGTAGTTGCTTGTGGAAAGTTATTGTCAATATATTCTGTTAATAATACGTTTTGATATTCAACATCGCGAACATTGCCTATTGCAATACTAGATGATGCTGCAGTTTCAGTTGACCCCATCGTTCGTTGAATTGTTATGTCTTCTACTGCATATTTCTTGCGAATTGATGCAATAAGTTTTTTCATATCTGCTGCACTAGTGCCGTTGAATTTAATACGAACTCTAGGACGCTTTGGCATTTTTGCAGGAGCATTAATAATAGATGCACCTTGAGTTTCAATTGTTACGTAACCATATTCATTTTCAATTTCATGAAAATCTGCAGTTCTTCGTTCTACATCCCAAACTAATACGCCATGTATAAGAGCTTCGCCATGATTTTGTTGAATTAATGAACCCGGATATGCAATAGTACGTGCGTCATCTAAGAATTGAGCTGGTTTATGAATATCCCCTAACAATGTAATATCATGACCTGCAAATAAATCAACACCAACGTGCTCATTTGAAATTTGATAGCCAATATCAGTTCGAGCAGTATTTACTGCACCATGATGTAATGCAATTTTATATTCAGCATCAAATTCATTGGCACGAATGTAATCTGCAGGTGTTTTATCAACAGCCATATGATTCCATGTAACGCCTCCTAATTCAAACAACCCATTTTCTTTGATAAAATGAATATTAGAATTTTTTATCACATCTAATACAGGACTAATTGCATCCACACGATGCATATTGTTTAAATTCATGTCATGGTTACCTAAGATAACAATGGTAGGAATTTCGAATCCATTAAAGAAGTCAACTAACATTTGAACTAGCTCCGGAGACATATCTAGTTTGCTATGTACAATATCACCTGTAACAACTGCAATACTATTTCCAGTAGAATGCATTGCAATAAAATCAAACATACGTTGAAATACTTGTCGGTATTCTTTATGTCGTTTCAATGTACGAATATGTACATCTGAAATATGAAAGATTTTATCTATCTTTTCAATGTGTGTATCTAGTTTTTTTATGTCCATAACATGCCCATTTTGAGATGCATAATACCCTCAAATGTTAATATATCAGTTTCATTTAATATTGCTCGTATGCGTTCGAATCCTAATTCAGATGCATCAGCATCTTGCAATTCAACAAAGTATACATTAAGACCTTCTGCCATAAAACGTTCTGCAATTTGAATAGCATTCTTTAAAGCATCTGCATCAAGACAAATATAAATGTCTCGTACTCGCTTTTCAATAATTTTCTTTTGCAGTGCCGGTTGAATAATTTTACCAAATAATGGTATTGCATTGCGTTTTATTGCAATTGCATCAAATGCACCTTCACAAAGTATGATTGGCTCATTCCAATTTATAGTTAAATCAAAACCAATTATATCTTTAGAAATTTTAGGATTTTTATGCTTTTGTTTATCTGCTTTGTAAAAAGCTCGGCTAACAAAATAATTTAATTGTCCAGCGTCATCATAACTAGGAATAATTATTTTACCGGAATATTCTCCAGATTCACAATAACCAATTCGATACTTTAAAATATCAAACATTGTAACTCCACGATTCTTAAGATATGCAATTGCATTGCGATAATCAGGAGTCTTTTTTGGTTTCCATAATGGAATATAATCTTGCGGCAATTGTATGCTAGCATTTTCTCGTTTAGTTTCTGTTTGAGTTTTATAACGAGATGATTGAATGATTCTTGCAAGTTGTTCATGATACTGCTTAGGCAGATTCATTTGCTTAAACAAACTAGAAATAGAACGACCTTTTTTGTCCGATATCCAACAATGCCATGCATTTTCACCATCATGAGTGGTATTGATATCAATTTCTAATTTCGGCTTGTAATGTGAAGTAAATGGAGAGAAGAACGCAATATTATTACCAGATGTAGATTTACCTTTACCTAATACTGATTCAAGTAATTGCAATAACTTAAGATTCTTCATTATTTAAATAATAATAAAATTCTGTAAGGAATCCAATTAATATTAATATTATTAAATATATTATTGGTTAAGCACATACATTACATTCCTGGCTTAACGATTGAATCAATAAATTCTTCAATCTATTAATTAAATAAATTTCATCAATACATGAACAATATATTAAAAATATTTCACAAATCAAAAGAATTTCTTAACTATTTTTGGTTCTTCGCCTTTTTTCAAACATTCTTCTAGCCATTCCGTAGGAATATCTTTCTTAGCAACATGTTTAATTCCTAACTTCATAGCGTATGCTTCATATGTAGTTGGCGAACCTTTTGTAATTTTTTGTCCTGGATTTTGAAATACTATTCTAATATCAATTCCAGGATTCGATGCTAATACATGTTTCATTTTAGTACGATCAATTGTAGTCCATCGTCCTTTTGTTTCGATATACATGATTTCACCATTCTGTTTTGTAAATACAAAATCAGGAGTATATTTTGCTTTGCGTTCTGGTACTATATATTTTAGTGTTTCTGTCTCATAATTCAAAGGATATTCTGTTTGATTTATTTGCATTGACACGGATAATTCTAAGCCAGATTTGTAACCATGTTTTAAGGCATTAGCTCGTTTTGAATTTCCAGAACTATGAAAGTGATTTCGTTTCATAACTTATTCATTATTTTTATTTTTAGAATTTATTTAATCCAAGCAGCATTTTTACGCTTTCCACGTGGTTCACCCCATATTTTGTTTTTATATGCTGATAAAACCATTTTGTGAATTTCGTCATTTGTAAATTTTGATTTTAACGTTAATGCAACCGTACTAGGTTTGTTTTTTATTTGTTTCAGATCAACATTAGAGAATATATTTTTAAGATATCGTACGTTCGCAAATTCATCCCAATCCATGTAATCGAATCGATCACCCTTAAACCAATCTTCATATGATTTATAATCAGGCACTGATATTGATTGTAAATATTCCCATGACGTTGACGATGCATAGTTTCTAGACAACCAATATTCATACGCTGCGCTATTTGATTTTCTAGTACCAGACATTTTAAATAATATTCGATATATTACATCACAATACTTAGCCATTTCTACCGGTGTCATACCGTCTCGATTTGTCATTGAAAACTTTACGAATACGGTTTGCATACGTTCTTCATCCCAATTGTTATAACGTCCTAATTTAGATATGTTTTCATAAAATTGTACTGCATTCTGAATCAATTTAAACTGTTGTTGTGCGTATTTAGCAGTTGCATTACTAGATGTATCATTTCCTTCCGTGTCATCTTTTTTCACTTTCGGACCAGTAACATATTTTTTTAATTTAGGATCATATCCATACCATTCATCACCTTCCGGTCTACCCCAAGCATCCGTTTTCACTTTAGGAGGATCTGGTTTTAGTGGCTTTGGCTTCGGCGCCGGTTTTAGTTTCGAATCATTTGCAATTGGCTCTGCTAGTACTTGTTGTTCTAACGCATCCCAATCAACTACTTGCTCAAATATTATTTTTGATTTCATTATCGTATCTTTTCAATTAATTCCGAAGTTATATCAATTCTATCACTAGGTAAGCCAGCAAGACTTCGTATTACTCGTACACCATTGATTAAATCTTCGGAATAAATACCTGTTTTTGATTGTAATTCTTTATACCATTCTTTATTTACCGGGGCCGGCCCATTTTTACTGTTATTATTAACATAATTTAACATTAATATTTGCACTTTTATAAATTCTATATTTTTTTCTTTAGTATTTTCCGGAGTAAATGATCCGCCAGCTGGGTATTTAATATTTTGTAAATCTAAATTTTCTATTTTACATGTATTATATTTAGATTTTAAAGCGTTTGTATTTTTTATTTCATATTCTAATTTTTTTAAACTTGAAACTGTTTCTCTAGTTTTAGTATCCCATATACTAGTTACTGGTATATTTTGTTCTTCTTGAAATTGTTCTATCATAGATTTTAATTCACAGCCAAAACCAACAGCTTGTTTAAATTCTAAATTAGTTGTAATATTTAATTTAATAAAATTATTTTCAAAATATGAATATAACCAATCTATATCTGTACTATATCTATTACCATATTCTAATTGTTGTAAAGGCATTCCAGTAAATGATCTATCTTGTATTATATCTTTTTCTGGCGGAGCTGGATTGTTATATCCTTTCCAATCTGTAACTTTAATATCAGCAAAATTATATACCGCTGCGCCTCGAGGTAATACATCGATAAATCCATTACCCATTTTTACAGCCGGCGTTTTACCAAATAATGTTTTTTTAGCATATATTGCAATAACAGAATATTTTGCTCGTAGTTTTTCTTGTTCATTATCTGTTGAATCACTTATTAAAAACCAAACAAAATCAGACGTTGTAAGAGTTAAAAACAAAGGGCCTTGACTTCTTTTTAAATAATTAGTTGCATCATCTAATATTTGTTTTGTACGATATGTTGATATTTTTGTATCACCAACTTTTGTTCGACCCCCTGATCTAATTAGTTCAATACGAATTTGACCAAAATCTTTAACATTAACTGCGTTAACGTTAACGGTTGACATTAAAACTTTGCTCATTTGGTCTTTAGCTAACTTGCGGTCTTTTTCAGTAACTTTAGCCAAATCCATAGTTAGCTTGCCACCTTGTTCAAATAAAAATTTACGAATAATATTTTCTAATAATTGTGTTTGCATTTCAATCCAATTTTATATAAATATGTATCACCAATCAACCATGACCATTTTTCCATCCCACATCATGATGTTATCTGATCGAAAATCTAAATCTAAATCAAATTCTGGAATGTTTAATTTTTCAACATCCGATTGCAATGCATTTAAAAAATTATCTAACATCGGATCTAAACTATCAGTTTCTGCAGTAAAATCAAATATTGAAACTTCTCCGCCTTCATCTCTAGCAAAGTTAGCAAAGTCTTGCATAAACATATCAATTGATTTTTTAATGCGTATCGGTAATTCTGATGCATTTGCCATTATATACATATTTTTTCCATCAACATAATATACTGGAATAAATGTAGTAAATTCATTGTATCGATTCACAATAATATCAGCAACTTCATATTCATCTTGCTCTTTTGTAATTTTAAACGTTTTATCTTCGCCATCAATTTCATATACACGTCCATTATCACCAGCGCCAATCAAACGAAATTGTTTATTGCGTATTTTATCTAAACAGCGATCTAAATCTCGTTCAGACATTTCTTGAAGAAGTTGTTTTAAGCGTATCATTGTTATTCCTTGGCTGAAATATTTTTATCTAAATCAATTCGAATCATGAAATTCATATCAACATTATTTCTTTTACGAATTGGTTGTGCTAATTTACCAATTGCTAATAACTGTCCAGCTTCATCATATAATCCTATAGTAGTTATGTATGGCGCAAAAGAACTTCCACTAACAAATGGTAAATAAGTAGAATCATCATCTCGAGTCAATGTTAAATTTGTCGACATATTAAAATCTCCAGAATCCATTCTAGTAATAACATTCATTTCATGAATAGTTACAGTACTTTTATATGATGCTGAAAATGGTGCATTGATAAGATTATAATAACGATAATCTGGAGATGATATTACAACAATTCCTTGTTTATCAAAAACAGTACCTACAACATTTGTTTGTAACAATGTACCGCCTTCTGTACGGCTATTTAAAGAACTTATGTTGGCACCTGTTAGTGACTTATTAAAGATTCTAACTTCATCTAAATATGCGTTTACGTTTGAGCTTTGGCTATTAAAACCGCCTATATATAAATCACTTGTATTGTCAATACGAGCTGAAGCAGTAAATGGCGAGAATGTATTAATCAATAAATCATTAGACGCAGATGCATGTAATGTTCCATTAATATACATTTGCATCCAACTTCCAGATTTTTGACAAACTACATGAGTCCATGAACTTGAAACTGCTAATGAAGATGTCAATTGAGCTTTAAATTCAGTACTACCTGCTATTGTAAATACAATTTGTTTGCTTCCACTTAATTCAACTTTAAATGGATATGATGGCTGCAAACTACTAGAAGCTTTTGCTAATATTAGTTCATCACTAGTACCAACATTAGAACTTGTTATGAAAAATGAAATTGCATAATCATGATCGCGGTCATAATATCCAGATATCGAATCTCGTATATACCCGGCGCCTGAAAATTTTGCAGCATATCCTATAGCAGATTGTGAACCATTACTAGTATTAACACCTGGCTCATATGTAACACCTACTGATTCATATTGAATTCTAGTAGTATCAAAATACTCATTGAAACCTTCATAATATTTATAACCAGTTACAAATGAACTAGTGTTATATGATGTATCATAAACATTTCCGTTACGATCACTAGCAAAATATAATCCTGAACCTGTTAAAGTAAATGATCTAGGTTTAATTCCTTCTCCTACTTTAACTTGAGGGAATGAAAGTATAGATGCACTTTGAAACAAAAGCTTTTTAGTTAAGTTTAAATTAGTAGGACCATACGTCTTTGATGGTTCTTTTTTATTTTTATAAAACAAGTGATTGATAGAAAAGTATGTTAATGTTTGTAATGTTCCATCAACATTTGTAGCATCATTATATGTTAAATTTGTACCTAATGCTGGTAAATTATTAACATCTGAATATATACCAACTAAAGGCAATACACTACCGGTACTACTACCAGATATTACACTCCAAGTTTTAAATGCTTGAAATGGATTAATTGAAATATCTGATGTATCTATCTTTTTAAAGACAGTTGGATATACACCTTTATATTCATCTTGATTTTTTATTCTAGTTTCGGCCATATTCAGTAAAAACCCCGCTACATTTTATATAAATATAACGGGGCTTAAATCTGCGATTAATTTAGAAATCCAATTTAACTCGGATAAGTGCTTCTCTTTGGAATGATTTCAATAATGGTTTAGAAAGTTTTGCTACTGCTAATAATTCTTGACGTTCATTATATAAACCTACCGTAGTAATATATGTTTTAGGATCGCCTACAAATGTTGATTGTGCAATTTGACCAACTGACCCAGTTATATAAGATGGGTTATTTGAGAAATTGTATTCAGCATTTTTAATTCTTACAAAATAATGCGTGCTTGTTACTTTTTCAGAATTACGTGCTTGGAAACCATATGGATCACTTGTTTGTGGATCAGTGAAATAACTAGAACCAGAGATTGAATGGAACAATACAAAATGATTATTTCCTTCTGAACTAGAACCTGTATTGGTTGCAAATCCTAATTGTTGATCTAACATTTTTCCATCTAAAATCAATGTACCATGATCTGGATAAGCTAAACCATAATATACTGGTGCATTTGGATTATGAATACCACTTGAAATTGAACCTGAAACAATGTTATAAATTTTACCAGAATCACCAATCCTAGGATTTGCTACTGATGAATCATCAATCAATTTAATTACGCCTGAGCCTGTTGCAACCGAACCTGTTGCATTAGTAGCTCTAGATGAAATTCGAACTAATGGCAATTCCCAATTACCCGCATCTAAACGTTCTTTTAAACGATTGCGTTTAAAGTTTACTACATAAACATAATCTGTACTACCTGATCCAGCTGTTGTAAAACGTGTATCACTAGGATTCAATAATAACTGACGGTATTGAGAATAAACTGCTTTCGATGGCGAATCATTAAGTTGACCTTGCGAATCAGAACCACTACCTAAAGCATGACCAAATGCTAATGAAAATTGAACAGCCGAGCCAGTTGCTGCTGGTGTCTTTTGTGCCACATCGACATAATATGATCGTTGAGCATTTGTTTGTATTGATGATGTAAAGAATGTTGTTAAACTTGCAATGCCATCACTCCATACACCTGCCGTTACAACTTCCGTTTGATTTGACACAACATCATTTACCGTATCAAATTTTGTAAACGTTCTACCATTTCTTGCAATTACTTGCGATTGTTGCATTTCTGCAACCATTTGATTTGCTAATTGCTGAGCCAATTGTTGTACTTGCTCATTAATAATAGCAGTATTTGCAGTGCCAGCTGCAGCAGGAGCCGGAGTTGGAGTAATTGGTGTTCTAGTAGCTTGATTAGCAGCACCTACTGCTGATAATAAATTCCTAGGAACGCCTCCATGGCGCGGTTGTTGTTTTAATGTTTCAATGAAATTTTTCATTTGCATGTTTTGACCTATATTATACATTTGCAGTTACTGCTGTTACTTGTTTAACAGTTAAATTAATAGTAACGCTACCACCAGTTTCATTGCCGATAATTGTAATCGTTGCAGTTTTATCTGATAAATATTGTGTTTTTGCAATGATACGGAAACCAAATCCAGCAACAGCAATACTTTGTGCATCTTCATTATCACCAATAAATCTAGGAGTTGTTGGTAATACTGTATTTTGTAATGCTTGCGTAATTTGAATATCAGCAACTGATGAATCTGATAAAATCGCGGTATATCCTAAGTTTGCATTTCCGCCTTGTAAATTACTTGTATTCGGAGAAATAACAGCACTATCACCCGGAGCATTCAATGTTATAGATGTGTTACCAACACTAATAACTGGAATATTAGTTGTTTGTTTTGGCAACGTAATTAATTTATAACGAAGAGCTTGAGTTTCATCCGGAATAGCTTCAGTTATTGGCATATTCTCAATAATAGTACCATAATAATCAGTTCCTAGTGGATGATCTGGATTCCATAACGAATAATCAATCTCATCATCGCCTACTGCGAATTGTGTAATGTTAAACGCATTACCGCCTTTAGCTAAAAGTTCACGCCCCTTTAATGTTAAGATGGCATCAACTGTAACACTAGTATTATCTAAATATCCCATATTTTGACCTTAATTTTATATAAATATACATTTTGTAATTTTTATCATCAAACTAATCTAAAACTACCTTGACTATTATTTTGATTTTGATATATCAATTGATTTGGATTAGCTGTTCTCCATTCTACAACTGGACCGCCATCTATAGTTTGAGTTGAATTTACATTGAACGCCGGAGATGTTATTTTCGTGCCTTCATATCTTTGATGGTTGATACCAATTGGTAAATAATCTTGAACTTGTGCTAATACTCCACTAAAGCCAGATCCCATTGGATCATTAAAATATGTAGAAGTTCCATAAACGCCGCTACCATATGTAGTGCCGCCCCCAGCTGATCCAGTTGCATACGTAACAGAGCTAGATATTAATCGATATTCAGATGCTACTGAATTTACATATGTTGGTTGCAATGCATCACTTAACCAATACGGAGTAGATCCAGTAATCCATGTACTACCTGAGCGTAATAAATATTCATATGAATATGGTGTACTATCATATTTGTCAGATGTAGATGCTGTTAAATACATTTTCCACTGATCATCATCAGAACCTTGTATAGTTAAAATATCATCTGATATCGATCCATTGAATAATAAATAAGTTCCAACTGACTGTATTTTTGTTTCATCTATAGATGCACTATATAATGTTTCAAATCGTTTTATTTTTGGAAGAATTGTATCTTTGCTACGTTCTAATATATTTGGTTGTATCAATAAACCAGTTAATTTATCAGTTCTTGCAGGTAATAGTTGTTCAATCTGCCTAAAAAATGACAAATCGTACAATGTAAAAATAGAAATATATGAATTTATATCATTACTAGATTCATATTTTTTCCAATATGATTGAGCTGTCTGAATCAAATCTGGATATGATTTTGAATTTATTTGTCCAGGATCTCCAATATATTGATCTAATTCAGTAAAACCTAGTTGTGCAATGATATCTTCATTAATCATTGTTTGCGGAGAAAAATATACTCCTATTTTTTTACTGTCTAATGGTGCTTTATCAAATTGACTTCGTTCTGCTCTGGTTGCAACATCCAATGTTCCAATCAATTCATTTTCTTCTAAACGAATTTTATTATCATCTAAAGTACCCGCACCTAATGATATAGCATCATAATAATATGTCTCTTCAATTGAATCATATGGAGTGTTTGATGACCAAGATGTAAATGATGCAGATATGCTAGAAGAATATGGCTGTACTCCAGTTAAACTACTAGTAGTTGCATGATTTATATTTTGTGTTAATGGTAATCTAAATACTAACTCGTCATATGCATCTACGTTTCCATCATATGCAGCTGGAGCTTTGGTATGATTTTCAAATGGAGAATTTTGTAAACTAGAAGACCACAATCTCAATTCTTGAACTTGGCCTAATAATCGGCTAGCGCCTGTGCTAGTTCCTCCTAATGTCAATGTTCCTGTGCTAGTAAATGATGCAGTTGCTGATGCAGACACCGTTGTAATAATTTTTCCATATTTAGATTTTTTTGCAATTAGATCTAAATTTGTTCCATTTGTTCTTAATACAGTATTAATCCAATCTCCGTTAAATATCTCAAAGTCACCAGAACTAGTTCCATTGATTTGTACAACTCCTTTTGTGCCCGAACTAAAGTCTATAGTTACTGTATTCGAACCTATTGTATATAGATTCATTGTAGACGGCATTGCTGGATTTTTTATTACATTGTCTGTACGAAAACGTAACTCTACTGATTCAATTGGTTGTGTATAATTTACAGTTACTGTTCCTGCAGTATTACCAATTAAATCTAATGCATAATCAAAATTTAATTTTTCATATATAGGCGCTCGTTCTAATCTAGGTCCGCCATATTCATTGATACTTACAAATGATTGTGGTATGCCATAACAAGATAACAATGCTTGAATACTACGTTTAGTACCTTTACTTTTTAAAAGTAACGGTAAATTGTTAACAATTCGTCTCCAAATTGTAGCAGTCATATTTTTACCTGAAACTGATGGATCACCTATAGAATTAGAACCCGTTAACGGTGTGCCAGCTTCATTAGTTCCTAAAACATATTGCCATAATTCTTGACCTTGATTACCGTCAGTTAAATTCCAACCAAACTGTTTTGCTACTGAATATAACAATTCATTTGGCATTCCTAATTTAGGATTTTCTTCTCGTTTATTAATACGAGACATATGATTAATGTACGTATACATTATATCATAGTGCTGACCTAACATATCAACAAATGATAACATATCTGAATTAGTAGAATCAAATCTAATAAATTCAGGTATAGCATAACGAAGAGCATTATAATTTAAAGTATCATATAATGATGCTGAGTTATAAACATTATCATACCAATTATTAAATGTAGTACTATTTACTGATGCTAACACATATGGTATTGTTGAATTTGTTTTGGGTACCGGTGTTACATAACTACCCGTTAATTGCTTAACATACGCTGTTTCATTTGGAATATCATATGTAGTTAAACGAGATGATGATTCATAATACAAATATTTTTCAAAATCATCAAATCCACCGATAAGTGCTGCTTTTGAATTTTCAAAATCAGAAACATTTGTAGTTGCAACACTTCCAGATATTTGAGATACAACTAAACTTTGTGAAGTATAATATTCTAATAATGTTAATTTATATTTAAAGTTCTCTAAACGTTCAGTTCCGGAACTATAAAAAACAAAATTATTAAAATCAGAATAATCAATATTCAATTTAACACCAGCTAATGACCCGGAAAAATACGAGTCAACAATTTGTTGTGATGTTTGAGTCGTAGTTCCTAATAGATCCGTCCAAGCCTTGAATCCTGTCTCAGTTGTAGTATTATAAATTGCATTTGCATACCAATTCGGATTCGACAATTTTTTAAATTGTTTTTCTGGTATCGCAGGTAATATTGCAACTTTATCAATATATGTAGGACGTAATTCTTCTGCAATCCAACATTTAAAATCAACGTCAATATCTTGCGATAATGGTTCATATAATTTTAAATAAACAAATTCTCCAATAACTGTCGTATTAACTATTACTGCAGTTTTATTTCTGCTAAAATTTAAAATATATGTTTTATAAAATTGTGTATCAACAGGTTTAACTGTTTCAATGTAATTTATTAATTGTTGAAGAAATAATGGATTCTCGTCATCAATAGCTCTTAAACGTATTTCTGTACGATCTGGAGATATTTCATCAATTCGTAAATATTGTTCGTTATAATTACCTATAATATTTCTAAAGAAATTAACAGCAATTCTAAAATTTCCAGATGTTAATTTTAATTTAGAAAATTCACTATATAAATTTATAGATAATGCATTACTTACAGACCGTAATGGAGCTTTAGTTAATTTATTTACAAAGCTTTTAGTTTTCTGTTGTAATTGAATATCATGATTTCCAGTAATCCACGAATCTCCAGAATATACATGCAATTCAATTTTTGTAGCAGAATTTTGTGTTGTTAGAATCGGAACTGGTACAACACGAGTATCTTTATCATAACTAAAAAATTCTGTTTTAGTTTTATCAATTCGTTGGCCAGTAACTGCTTTAGTAGCAGAATTAATTTGTTCAATATTTTTATACTGTGTTAACATTATGTTTGTATCCAACGATTTTGTGATTCATTCCAAGTATATGGTATTTGAGTAACGCCTCCTGGCGATAAAATTCTTGTTTCTCCATCAATTTCCCCCGGGAAACCAAATGGCGATAAATCTTCAATAACTACCGGATCATTATTTGTTATAACTGCACCATTTTCTAATACTAATTCATAATTAGTACCTAAAGTTCTTTTTGCTATTGTTGTATAGTCATTAGTATATAATACATTATCTGCATATAAATCATATATTCCACCGTTGCCTTGCACGTTATTTGGAGATGCTCCCCAAAGTGATGCATTTGTAGGAATAGCTATTGGCTCAATTAACCAATATGAATTTGCAGCTAAAATCCAAACAGGATTGCCGCCGACTGCTTCTAAAAAATACGTATCGCCATCTGCTAAATCAGTTGCATCTACAAAATATTCCATAAATAATACAGGAAATCCAGATGATGCAAACCCATATGGATTAGTACTAGATCCCACATCACCTGATGTATTTGCTTCACTATAAATGATAACTGGATTAAATTGTCTAAATGTTTTTGCGTTACTGCGATTCAATCGAAGATTAACACCGGTACGATTGCCATCTCGAGTTAAGTATTGTGTTTGTATTGTAAATTTTAATGTTTGATTTCTTCTTATTAATATGTCAATAATGTCTTTAGATAATACATAAGAATTTGGCACAGACTGTAAATTTCCAACAAACGGTAATTGTTTAAATCCAATTGATACAATGCCATTTTCTTCGCCATAAAGCCAAGTACTTTCATATGATGTATTGATTTTAATTAAATCTATAGGTTGATTTGCATCATCTACTTCTATAGGTAGTTTTAATTCCGTAGTAATCGTGTCAATATCGATATTAAAATTAGTATTGATATTAATATTATCTCCTTGTGCCAATTGCACAGGAAACTTAAAATATTGAAATCTACTGTCAATAACTCGTAATACAGATTTTGTAGATATTTGCTCTGTAACTGCAGCAATTACCAATGTTGGATTATTTTGAGCATCTTCATTTAAAACAATATTTCCAACTTCATCCCTAGGAATAATGTTGGTATCATTTGAAATATAATCCAATCCTTCTTTATAGTATTTAGCTTGTTGTTGACCTGCTACTGCATCGAACAATTTACTAGGAATAGTATTGCTATTACCAACTGATTGAATTTGTTTTGCCATTATCTAACTACTTTAAAATAAATTTTGTCGCTAACATACTGTTCTGTAAATCCATCTACAATTTTAAATTCTAAACGATAATATCGTTCCGGCATAAAACCGTTCATGTCAATGTAAATAAAATTACTAGTACTATCGCAACTAACTTTATTATAAATATTATCATATGGAATTATGGTCTCATCTGTTTGAGCATCGAAGACCGCATAATAAGTAGTTGTTGGAAGATATTTAACTGTTTGAATTGGAAATAAATTTGTAGGAGATTTTTGTGGATATTTGTCTCTACTATAAATTCTAACTTTAGCAATTTCGGTGTCTTTATACTCCGGTTTAACGTTGGTATAAACAACATATGACTCTAAGTTAGCCGATGTTAATGATCCCGTTGTAAAAGCACTATTATCCCAATACATAGTTAGTTTAGGAACATAGATAGTATGTGTATCTCTACTAAAGAATCTTACATAACCCCTAACATTATTATCAGCCTCATCTGTATCTGAATATTGAATCAAGAATCCATAATTAGGAATTGCATTTGCATTACTACCACTCATCCAAATTCGTATTTGATTTGTAACGTTAATATTGAGGTCCGTTGTTCTATATGAAAAGGATTCAGATGTAATAAGTTGCGGAGCTGTACCAGATCCTGAATGATATAAATAATTACCTCCAGTACCTGAACCGGAGATATATAAATCGCTAGTTCCAATTTCAATTTGTTGACTACCTGATATCCAATTAGACCCACTTTGTGGAAAATTCCAACTAGCACCATCATCAGTTAATGCAGATAAATTTCCTAAACCATTAACCCAATCTTGTCCTAACATTTTTACTGCAATTGTATAATCAGATGGTAAATTTTTAGCATCAGTTGTAAACATTTGCAATACGAATTTACAATTAGTTACATTTTGATTATATGTTGCTAATGATGCAGAAATTTCAGACATATCAAACTTGATAATACTTCTAGCTTTTAACAAATTAGCACCATCAGTACCTAAACGTTTACCAATTTCTAATACTTCATCTAAACCAGTATTATATTCCGGCGATGATTCATATAACGTTGTATCTTTTTCTGCATAAAATATTCTAAACATGTTTTACCTTTTAATAATTTACAACGCGGCCTTTAATGTCGCGGTTCGGAAATTTAATTTCAAAAATACTAGGATCTAATGACGGATAAATTACGCCATTTTTTGTCGCAGTAGTTAAATCATAAAGATTTCCAGAATATCCTTGATCAGAATCATATAAATTAGTCAATGCAAAACCAACTACTGATTGAACGCCTTTTACATTTGCTAGTGCTGTACTAATATCCGATTTAATAATCGGTTGATTGATTTGCCATTTATCAACATTGAATAATGATTTTAATTCATTAACACAACGCAATAAAACTTCATTACTATTATAGTTTGGCAATACTGAAATTTCAAAGTCAACTCCTATATTAATGATAAAAGCATCTTTTATATTTACAGCATCAGTTAAAATTCTATAAAAATTCAAATATGTTTTTAAATTTTCTTTGATTGCTTGATTCAATGTTGTTAATTGTTTTAAATCATTATAACCCAAAACATACATGTTCATTGCTAATGGATTTGCAATTCTAGATTCTAAATCTTTTTGAGATATTTGATCATCAGGCACAATATATGCCTTTGCAACGCTACCATATTTTGCCGGCATCGAGTAAGACCGTATAATATAGTCTTCGCGTGTTACAAGGCGATTTTGTGTGGCAAAGTTTGCTAATGCATTATTTTTAATATCTTGCAATGTATCTGCAGTCTTTGCACCAACTGCCGGAATTGCATTGTTTACTGCAACCGTTGATTTAACAAAATTAACCAATGGCGCACTATTTGAAGTATTAATATCATCATTGAATTCAACAAATTCTAGTTGAGTTAATACATTTGCCGGAACATTGTCAGAAATACCATTACCAATAGTATATGTTACTGTTAATGTAGTATTTGATGGTGCTTGTCCGTATGTTCTTGTATATAAAAAATTTGACGGATCAATATCAACATCTACTGAACGACGAAACCCAGCTAATCCATTTCCGACGTTGTCTGGATTTGGAACAACTTCTTCATCATTATTATCCGATATACCTGCACCAAATTGCAATTCTATTTTATTATCACTTCGCAATCTAGTTATAAATCGTTTTGCAGATTTTCTTAGTTTTAATAAACTAGGTGCCGCAGATCTATATTGTGATAAATCCGGATCATTTTCTAATAAATTTGGAACTGATTCAAATACCGTGTCTTGAGCTAAATATGGAACTTCATACCAATTATCTCCATCTGATTCAGTTACTGAAATAATTTCAATAATATTAGTATCAGGTAAAACTATTTTGTCATATGCAACTGGTGTTCCAAATGTGAAAGTTGATGTTTTTACATTTCCAGATACTGCACGAACTTGTTTCTTTAAAAGATAATATGTTGGTAAATTTGTTGCAGAATCTGTTTCATATATTGTTACTTCCGTAGGATTTGCAGAACTTGAAAAATTAAATTCAATGCTATCCAACGTCCTAAATACCGAATTACCAGTGCTTTGTTTTACTCGTAACCCAGATTTAATTGATAACGCATAATTGTAATCGGGAGCTACATTTACTCCGGTGCCAATAGCCGGGACTAATTGAAATACATCTAATGTAACATATGCAGGAACAACATTATTAGGACTATAACCTAAACTTTTTGCAATATCATATATATTCGAACGTTCGGTTGCTTGTTCAAGCATTGACTCTTTTAAATTATTATCTGCATAATATGATAATACATCTCCTACGTATGCAGCTAATTCTAAAAATATCATTCCAGGTGCAGCATCAGTAAAATCAGTGTATGATGTTGGAAAATACTGTTTAGTAAAATCAATCAATCCTTGTTTGAATTGACTAAAATCTTTTCCTAAATATGATATATCTTTTTTTGTTTCCATGTTATAATACCAATAATTGATTTTGATTTACAGCTAACACTAATTGACTCAAATTGTTTTCTGTATCATAACTTGTTGTATTACTAGACGCAACACCTTGTTGCGGAGCCACTGAAAATGTAATTGTAATTTTTAATTCATGTGGTGAATTTGGATCATCTTCTGCAGTTACAGTACTGATGTCAATTATATTAATATAAGGTAGCCAATATTCTACCGCCTCTGCAATTACTTCAGATACAATTGGTTTTAATTCTTTCGTATTCGGCTCGAATAATAATTTCGGCAAATCAGTACCAAAATTTGGTTGATATATACGCTCTCCTTTATATGTTAAAAGAAGATTTTTTAAATTTGCTAATGCTTGATCATTTGTTGTAAATGTAGAATTAAATACTCCAAACGGGCCCGTAAAAGGAATATTAATTCCTAATGCAGTGTTTAATGAAGCTTCAGCTACTACATTTACTATTTGATATGGCATTAGTTACCTTTCTTTTTATTCATTGCTTTCATTAACGCAGAATAGTCTCGAGTCATAGCTTGTTGCACTTCTGGTGCTACTTCATATGTTTTACCAGTTTCTGGATCTTCCATTACAGATGGGGCTTGTGGGGCTAATCCCATTGCAGCAGCCATATTTTGACGCATTGCACCAAAACCTTGAGCATCACGTGATGTCATTGTAATAGTATCATCCATACCTTCGTTCATTAATTCCGCAAAACTATTTATTGTCGAAGGCCCTTGTTCAATAAGCGGATCAGTTTCATTTAAAATAGACGCCCATCTATTTTCATTGAATTGCACTGTCTTACGTTTTGGCATAGGCGGCGGCGGAGCTTGTCGTTTTGTCTGTGGTTGATTTATCTCTGTAATAGTAGATTGTAAACCTTCTCGAAGAATTTCCGTTAATTCTTCTTTTATAACCTCACGTACGGCTACTTTTAGTGCTTTTATAAGTGTTTTTGAATCCATATGAATATTTTATATATAAATATACTAAATGTTAGTTTACGGGTGTTCCCCAAACTGATGTTTTAGGCCCATATATTTTATTTGTAGAAATGTCTACGTAATAGTCGCCGGCTTTACCTAAATCGTCGGAAGGCAATCCGGATTCTTTATAAACTTGACTAGGTGCTTCAAGCAATGATGATATCAAGTCTCGTTGTTGTTCTACCAATTGTTGTATAGTATCTGATCTAAACTGTAAATCATTATCAGAAACATTTTGTTCTGTATAAAAATCAGTATCTACTAAATCATTGTAATCAATATCTCCATCAAAATTTGGGATTTCAATACCATCTCCGCTATTATCTGAATTACAAACAGAATTTAGTTTTTGAATTGATTGTGCTAAAACTGGTACAATAGTTTGAAATTTTGAAGTTAATGATGTTGGTACTGTTGAAAATGATTGCAATGCTCCTAAACTATTAACAATTAATGCATCTTGTATAGCCATTAAATTTTGAGCTATAAATACTGGTGCAGTGATTGGGTTAGATAATTGTGCTACAGTTATAATAGCTTTAATTGTTTGTGCCGTTTGAACTGCAGTTTTAACATTATCAATAGTTTGTTGTATTTTAGGTAAATTTTGTTGTAACTCAGTAATTTGAGTTTGTATTTGTTTTAGATTTGTTTTGATTTTTTCTATTCTAGGATCATTGCATTGTATATTACTAGGCAATTTTATAGAATCTTGAACTGTTGTACTAACTTGATCAACTAAATTATCCATTTGAATATCTAGTTGTTGCATTATAACAGACGCTGTCTTGCCAGGCAACGTTGGTATTAAATCTAATGGTGGAACAATAGAACTCATATCAATATGTTTCTTTGGTTATAAAATATTTAGAATTTAAAAGATTTTGTAATTCACGCTGAGCTGCTGATAAATTAGACCTATTGATAAATGTACCTTGTGCAGTGCCGCATTGAACTGGCTGTGCTAATTGATTTAAAATTTTTTGTAAGATAGTTAACAATACATCGCCGTGCACTAAACTAATATTAGCTTCATCATTTCCTATTTTAACTTCTCCAGTTGTATTTAAAACAATACCTTTTGGGGAATCTATAACAACAACATCGGATTTTGCTTTTAAGATAATTCTATCTGCTACACCAATAAATTGTGAACGTTCAAACGCTGATTCAACAGGTGCAAAACAAGATAACGGATTTCTATTGTTTTTATCTCCTAATAGAATAGGAAGTTTTTGAGTACTCGTTAAATACAATGAACTAGCATCTTCATTAACGTTTTCTACAACATATTTGCTTTCATCATATGTTCTACCATTTGATAAAACAATGATAGGATCGCCATCATTTTGGCCTAACCATGACGGGGCAACCGGATACTGTTGTTTAGTCGTACTAGACATCCTAAGACTGTTTCCAAATCGGCCTTCGAACATTAAATCGCCACTAAATGGTTGCAGCCATGAAACTTGTTTAGATGTTAAATTCACAGAACCAGTAACGGTAGATTCAGTTGTTGCATAGCCTAACAACTTGTTATCATTTGCATTTGAATTGATAGAAAATGATGACAAATAATACCATTGTGGATAATTTGATTGAGAAACGTTATCTACAGATAAACCTCGAACAAGTAAAACATGTTCACCAATTGCTGGTATCTTTTTTGTATTATTGTCATACGGTATAGCACTAATTTCTTCTCTATTGTAAAAATCAGTATATGTTATAACGCGTATTTCAAAGTTTTTTTCTTGAACATATTGATACGTATTATTATTTGCAACAACTTCTCCGATATGAAAATGTACATTAGTCATTCATACCTTTATTCAATTGCTCTTTAATTTGTTCTGCGCGTTGCTGCAATATGCGGTCTTCTTGTTTGAATTCATCTAATTCATCTAAATCAGAAGATAAAGTTTGTTCTGCAACACGAAGAAGTTGTTGTTTTTCTTCTTCACTTAACAAACTATCAGCACCCGTTATGGTTTGTTTAGTTGAAATATATCGCTGAACGATTGCAGTTAATTTGACTAAATGATCGTCATTTTTAATCGATACATCTAATATGTCTTTAATCAATGGCATAACAACGGTTGCATCTGACGCATTTTTTATTAATGGCTGTAATGATGCAATTAATTGATTCATTTGCCTATCTTTCTTTTTAGAATTATGATAGACATCGGACATTAAATCGGAAAAGCTAGTGCCTTTAAATATTTCATCATTCTTGTCCATGCGCAAATCCTTTAATAATAAATATTAAAACGGCAGATTTACGAAGTTTGTACGTTCATACTCTAGAAATTTTTCTTCGTATAATTGTTTTAGAACTTTAATGACTCTGGTAATATTTGTTGTTTCTAATCCCGTACGTTCTCTAATAAAAATATAAAGTGCTTTTTTATTGAAGTCTTCAATGTTTTCTCGACTTTCAAATATATGAAGAATTGAATCTGCAACGTGAATATCAGTTGGACTTGTAAATATGTAGTTTAAATTGTCATAACAATATTCAATATATGCATCCATGAATTCAAAAAGCGTTTCTCGCATTTCATCATTATGAATTTCTGTAATAATATTACGCTGTTCATCTACATCTAATTCTAAAGCATCTGATTTTAATTTAGAATATGCTTTTTGATTTTCAGCAATCAAATAATTAAATGATGTTCTAGTATAATATGAATATGCTTTACCAGCATTAGGATTAAATTTATTTAAACGTTCTGTTAAATACGTAACTAAATCTGTCTGCAAATCCATAAAAGTTGAATCAATATAAGTAGGCTTAACTTTATTAATAAGATTTTCTGCCATCTTCATGAAAGCAGGATATATAAATCTACGATAAATTTTTTCACGCAATGATGAATTGTTATCGGTTCTGTTATATGCAGAAATTGCATATTCGGTTACTTTTGTAAAATATACATTACTTTTCTTGCGCTTCGCTGTCATTAAATTGTTCCTTTAATTCTTCTACTACTTGACTCAGTAACTGAAATGTAGTTCCTGCCTCATCATCTTTTTCAAAAGCGCCTAATCTATCAATCTGTTTCATTGCTGAATATGATTGATCAATACGTTCAAACATGTATTGATTAGTAGATTCTAAACCTTCAATATATTCTTGTGCGTCTGCTAATGTTCCTGCTAAATACCATGTACGATAACCTAAATATATTGAAGTTAATAGCAATGATACTATTATTAAACCTGATATCATATTAATCCTGATTAAATGCACTAAAAATATCCGTTAATGTTTTTTCGACATCCGGATTATTTTCTGCTAGATTTTTTAAACCATTACTTTTTGTAATTTTACTCTTTTCTGCAGATGCCTTTGGAGTAGCATTGTCTTTGTTTCTCCAACGCTCGAATTCAATTTGTGCTGCCATATGATCTGCATGATGCAAAACGATAGGTAAATTTGTTTTCAATTTGGCTTGTGCTGAACGAGCAACAAAATATGGCTTATTTGCATCATCATACATTCCATCGTGAATCTTGATTGCTTGATATTCTGTCCAAGACATTTTCACATCATATTCTTGTAGCAACCAAATTGAAAGATCTGGTACCATGGTGAATGGAATGTTTTCGTTATGTTTATACATCTTGTTTTGATTCTTGCGATGCCAATCAGATGTTTCAACTTGATAAACTTCATTACCATCGCCAGGAAAACCTACTTTACCTAAATCATGATGCATTGCAGCAAAACGAAGTTCTTCTAAAGTATATCCAGACATATCTGCACCCATTTCACTCCAAGTCTCATAAAGTTTCTCAGCACATGCAATAACACGAAGTACATGATCTACATATCCTCCAGCAAATGCATTATGAAAATGAGCCATTGATGATGCTGGCATCATTACTAATCGATCTTCAAATGCATCATACATTTGATTCAGTGACTCGGCCCGGGTTGGAAAATAATCATTCACTAATGATCGATATTGTTCCCAATTTGATTTGATTGTTTCTGCTTCTAACATAAAATTAATATAAGAAATTATTTGCGTACTTCCAAATGCTGTCCATGAACTAATTTAGAAGTGCATTGCCAACATGTAACGGCTGTTGCTTTTTCGTCAACACGTTGGCAAATTGCATCACAATATTTACATTGTAATCTTTTATACCCTTTTGGGGGCGGAGTGGATTTTGGTTTCATTTAGAAAAGATTTATTCGCGATCAATATAATATTTTGCAGAGTCTAATTTTTTCAAAGCACGTGCTAAATTATCCAACGTAGATTGTTTGTCAATTTTACCTTCTTGTATCATGCGACCAAGAACACGGATGATTTCTCGAGCATCTTCGATATCATCTGTGAATTTATTTTTAAATTTAAAATTACCCATTATAACCTTATTTATATTATTAATATTATTTATA